GTGAAGTTATCTACAACCCTCCATTTGGAGCACCAACCGATGTAACTGAATCTTCAGGAGATATTGTTAGAAGAAGTTATTTAGGTTTCTCAAGTCAATTTGGAATTGATGATTCATTCTTACAATATAAAGGAACACAAAATCCTTTGAATTGGGTAACATCTCCACTTCCTGTTGAAGGGTCACCATGGAATTATTTAAGTAAAGGTTTCCACATGGATTCAGGAGCGACAGTAGTAACACTTGGTAACTCAGTCTTAACCAGTGGTCAAACTGCATTTGAATGTGGTGTTGCTGACTTCACAAGAGACCCTGAAACTCAAGAAAATCCTTACTACTTCATTTATTCAAGAAAATATACTATATGTTTTGCTGGAGGTTTTGATGGATGGGACATTTACAGAGAGTTCAGAACTAACGAAGACAGATTCCAATTAGGAGCGACAGGTTTCTTAGCAGGTGCATCACCTTCACCAAGATATCCAAACGCAACAGGTACAGGATTATTCAAAAGAATTGTTGTTGCTAACAATACTCAAGATTTTGCTAACACCGATTACTACGCTTACTTACTCGGTATCTTGACATTCGCAAATCCTGAATCAACTAACATCAACGTATTTGCAACATCAAGTATTGATTATGTGAACAACTCTAACCTTGTAGAAGAAGCTATCGACATGGTACAATTCTCAAGAGCGGATTCAGTTTACATCGCAACTACTCCTGACTATAACATGTATACTCCTGATGCGACTAATCCACAGGATATTATTTATCCTCAAGAAGCGGTTGACAACTTGGATAATACAGGTATTGATTCTAACTACACGGCTACTTATTATCCTTGGATTCTTACAAGAGATACTGTTAATAACACACAAATCTATCTTCCACCAACAGGTGAAGTTTGTAGAAACTTGGCATTGACAGATAACATCGCATTCCCTTGGTTCGCTTCAGCGGGTTACACAAGAGGTCTTGTTAACTCAATCAAAGCAAGAGTTAAATTGACTCAAGAAGATAGAGATACTTTGTATCAAGGTAGAATCAACCCAATCGCAACATTCTCTGATGTGGGAACTGTAATTTGGGGTAACAAAACTTTACAAGTTGCTGACACAGCACTTAACAGATTGAACGTAAGAAGATTGTTACTTCAAGCTCGTAAGTTGATTTCAGCTGTAGCGGTAAGATTGTTGTTCGAACAAAACGACCAAATCGTTAGACAACAATTCTTAGATAGTGTTAACCCTATTTTAGATTCAATTAGAAGAGACAGAGGTTTATTTGACTTCAGAGTAACAGTTTCTTCTTCACCTGAAGATTTAGATAGAAACACATTAACAGGAAAGATATACTTAAAACCTACGAAGGCATTAGAATTCATCGATATTGAATTCTTTATTACTCCAACAGGAGCTTCGTTTGAAAATATCTAATAATTAATAGGGGGGTAAAATCCCCCCCTTTAGCCAAATGAAAAAAATTTTTACAGAAGGATTCAAAAGTGAGGGTACTCCAGACTTAAAATATTATGCGTTCGATTGGGACGATAATATAGTTCATATGCCAACTAAAATTTTAGTTAAAGATGAAAGTGGTGATGAGGTTGGAATGTCTACTGATGATTTCGCCGAGTTCAGGCATCAAATAGGGAAAGAACCATTCAATTATAAAGGTAACACAATTGTGGGATATAGTGATTCTCCATTCAGAAACTTTAGAACCGACGGGGACAAAGATTTTTTGGTGGATGCTATGAGGGCAAAAAAAGGACCGGCGTTTGATGATTTTAGAGAAGCTATCAATAACGGTTCAATATTTGCGATAATAACTGCGAGGGGACATAACCCAAATACTATAAAAGAAGCAATTTATAATTATATTATAGAAGGGTTCAACGGAATCGATAAAGACGAGTTAATTAAAAATCTTAAAAAATATAGGTCTTTTATAGGTGAAGATGAAATGAGTGATGAAGAATTAATTAAGTCATATTTGGAACTTAATAAGTACCATCCAGTGTCTTTTGGTGATGACCAAGGAGCGGTTAATCCTGAAGAAGCTAAAGTGGAGGCTATGGAAGCTTTTGTAAATTACATTAAAGCAATGGCGGCAGTATTAAATAAAAGAGTATTCTTAAAAAAGGATATTAGTAATAAATTTAATCCAGATAACTTATCTATAGGATTTAGTGACGATGATCCAAAAAATATAGAAGTAATGCAAAAACACTTCAAAAATAAACCAGATAATATAGTAAAGACTTATTCTACTGCTGGAGGAGTTAAGCAGGAAGTTAAGTAAGAATATCGTTTTCAAAAAAAAAGTAAATAGAAAAATTTTTGTGAAAGGATATATTTATCAATAAAATAACAAAAACAAAAAAATTAAAAACACATGGCTGATTTGTTAATGAAAATGCCGATTCCTTACGAACCAAAACGACAGAATCGTTTTATCCTGAGGTTTCCATCATCACTTGGTATAAATGAATGGTTTGTTGAATCTTCTGCAAGACCACATATTATTATAAACCCCGTTCCAATTCCTTTCTTGAATACTGAAACTTATGTTGCGGGTAAATTCACTTGGCAAACAATTCCAGCGGTGTTTAGAGATCCGATTGGACCTTCAGCGGCTCAGGCTCTTATGGAGTGGGTACGTTTACATGCTGAATCTGTAACAGGTCGTATGGGTTATGCCGCAGGTTATAAAAAAGATGTTGACCTCGAAATGTTGGACCCAACTGGTGTTGTTGTAGAAAAATGGATTCTTTATGGAACATTTTTGACTGATGTGAACTTCAACGCTTTGAGTTACGCACAAGACGGACTAGCAACAATTAACGCAACACTTAGAATGGATCGTTGCGTACTTGTTTACTAATTTATCAAGATACTATTTATTAAAATTCAAATACAATTATATTTAACCGTAAAGCACTAAACTTTACGGTTAAATTTTTATATGGATAATCAAGCAAAAGAACACGGACAATCAAATTTTTCGTTACCTCATGACGTTGTGCCTTTACCGACACAAGGTCTCTTTTATAAGAATAAGAAAAAATCTATCAAAGTTGGATATCTTACAGCGAATGATGAAAACATCCTCATGGCTGGCGGTAACGACATGACTCAAATTTTATTAAGATCTAAAATCTATGAACCAGATGTTCGTATTGAAGATTTATTAGAAGGAGATGTTGAATCAATATTAATTTTTTTAAGAAATACATCGTTTGGGCCTGAAATGGATTTGAACTTAGTTGACCCAATTACAAAAAAGCCATTCAAAGGGAATGTCAGATTAGATGAATTAGATGTTATTAAAGGACAACAACCATTGGATGATGGAACTTTTGTAACTATGTTACCAAAGTCTCAAACTACTGTAAAGATAAAACCTTTAACTTATGGTGAGATTTTAGAGATTCAAAAAATGTCGGAGTCGTATCCTCAAGGAAGGACTGCACCAAAAGTTACTTGGAGGTTGAACAAACAAATTACAGAGGTAAATGGGATAACAGACAAATCTGAAATCGCCAAGTTTGTAGACCAAATGCCAATTGCAGATTCAAAATATATTAGAAAGTTCATGGATGATAATGAACCTAAATTAGATTTAACGAGAACAGTAATAGCCCCATCAGGAGAGAAACTAACAGTCAATGTTGGGTTTGGGGTTGACTTTTTTCGCCCTTTCTTCTGATTATAGAAAAGGACAAATAGATGAATTTTACTTTCTGAAAACACTTTTGAATATATCTTATTCTGATTTTTTAATAATGCCAATATTCATTAGGAAGTATCTTTTAGATAAATGGGTTGAACTAAACAAAAAGGACTGAAAAATCAGTCCTTTTATATTTATAGATAAAATAATCAACTATGTTCTTTCAAGACTCACCCGGAGCAGACAAACCTGAAGCTGAAAATTTTGATATTGATGCTGTCCGAAAAGGTTTAGATAAATTATCTGGTCAAATTCTTTCGACCTTTACTCAAGGGAGACAAAGAGTAACTGAATTCCAACAATCAATTACTGACGTTTTACCTCAAGTAAGAGCCTTTGGTGTGGACTTACCAAATTTAGGGAAACAAATTGAAGGTATTGCAATATCATCTCGAAGAAATGTTATTGAGACTACAGAAAATACAAGAGAGTTAGTTGCCGCTTACAAACTTCTAAATATAAATGCTGGTGAACTTTCAACTGCATTTATGAATGTTGGTGTTGGAATAGGAGAAATGGGAGAAAGTCTCGAAGATTCAATCAACTATGTAAGAAGTATTGGCGCGAATGCCAAACAAGTCATGAAAGATGTGACTGACAATATGGCCCAAATGAACCGTTTTCAATTTGAAGGTGGAGTTCAAGGTTTAACGAAAATGGCTGCCCAAGCTTCACTGTTGAGGTTTGATATGAAACAAACTTTTGAATTAGCTGAAAAAGTAATATCACCAGAGGGTGCAATCGAAGTTGCATCCGCTTTTCAAAGACTTGGAGTTGCGGCGGGAAATTTAGTGGACCCGTTTGCACTAATGAATGCATCAATTAATGACCCAGGAGAATTACAAGACAGTTTAGTTGATGTTGCAAAACAGTTTACTTATTTTGATGAAAAGACTAAAACATTCAAAATCAACCCTCAAGGTGTTTTAACTCTAAGAGAAATACAACAACAAACAGGAGTAAGTGCCGCTGAAATGAGTAAGTTGGGATTAGCTGCCGCCGAGTTGGATGAAAGACTATCTCAAATAAGTCCTAGCCTCGCGTTTGAAAACGAAGAGGACAAACAATATCTTGCCAATATTGGTAGAATGGGTGAAGGAGGAGAGTATGAAGTTAAAATTAAAGGACAAGAAGATTATGTCAAATTAGGGGAACTTAATCAAGAACAATTAGATGAATTAATTGATGAACAAAAAAATGGACCAAAAACACTTGAAGATTTGGCTAAGGCACAATTATCAATCGACGAACTTAGTTCGAGTTATCTTGCATCAATAAATTACTCTTTATTAGGTGGTGTTTTGACCGACAAAAACATCCGAAATATTATTGAAGGTGCCAGAACAGGTGTAGATGTTGTTGGAGAGGCAACTACTGG